GCAACCATAGCAGTGGTTCCAGATCCCATGAATGGATCAAGAACAATGTCACCTTTCTCACTTCCTGCAAGAATGCATGGTTCAATTAAGTCAGGTGGGAATACAGCAAAGTGTGCTCCTTTATATGGTTTGTTAGTTATTGACCAAACAGACCGTTTATTTTTTGTAGGGTAAGACTTGGATAACCCACTATGAGGAACCAAGCCAGTGCCAGGATTGTGGTACTTACCTTTACTGCGATCCCTTGTTCCCCAGTCTTTTGCTGGCTCTTTAATTGCTTCATTGTCGTAAAAATACTTTTTGTTTTTGCTTAAAAGGAAAATGTATTCATGTGATTTTGTACATCTATCCTTCATACTTTCTGGCATTGGGTTTGGTTTATGCCAAATGATATCCTGTCTAAGATACCATCCATCTGCTCTTAATGCAAATGCAAGCATCCAAGGAATACCAATCAAATCTTTTTCTTTTAATCCTTCTAATTTATTTGCTCTTCTATTACAATTTTCTGGTAGATCTTGATTGGTTTTACTAACAGTTTGTTTAGGTAATCCTCCAGTGCCAGGTCTATAGTTATAGTATGAGTCTCCTATGTTCAACCACAGTGTACCATCATCTGTTAGAATATTTCTTACCTCTCGAAATATCTCTACTAGTTTTTGGATATACTCTTCTGGAGTTGATTCCAATCCTATTTGATCGCCCTCGCCACCATAGTCTCTTAGACCATAATAAGGAGGAGATGTAACACACATCCTAGGTTTCTCATCAAATTCTTTAAGGGTGTCTAAACAATCCCCAAACAAAACTAAATCTCTCATCTATTAGAATTTCTATACTGGATGTTATCTTTAATTGTATTATAGTCTGAAGCACTTCCACTTGCACCTTCTTCTACAACCATGACCTGATCGAATCCTGTCTTCTCTATTATCTTAGTTTTTATCTCAAGTTGCTTCTTCTCCTTCTGTATGCGTCTCAGAAAGGCATAATAGATTATCTGTGTAAAGTATGCAAAAGGATTAGTAGACTTCTCAGGATTGAAATTATGGATGTATTGGACGCAATTCTCTATACCATCGCCAATCATGTCCTCTCGGAACATGTAATTTACAAAGTTCGGTTTATACGACAAATGAGTTGCAATTTTTAAAAAACAATCACCCAAATAATTACTGATTAATGGTGGTTCCAGACCCTTCTCTTTTGCAATGGCACACTTATTTCTGTAGACTACCATTGCCTCTAATAGCTCTTTATTATTGACATAGTGATCCGATCTTTTGCGTGGCATAGTTCTTATCTGTATAAGGGTATTATAGCACAGCTTGACAAAAGTTCAAATCCCCATTAGAATAACTTTGTAGAAGTTCAGAAGGATTGTAGCTAAGTATCTGTTGCTATTCCTACGGACTTATTTTCCTGAGAATCTAGAGCAAATATATCTTCTAATTTTTTCTTGGCATCTTTAACGGTTCCTTTGTATCCCATTTTTTCCGAGGGGCGAGTTTTTTTGCCTTTATTCTTAAATACAGGACCGTACTTCTGTTCTAATTTTTCTGCTAGGTAATTGCAGTAATACTCTATCATGTCATGGTCTTCATCAATCTCTGTCATTGTAACAACTTTGTTGTAATTGACAAAGAAGAAATCATCGTTAGGAATATGTAACCAAGGTTCTACTCTTACATACGAGCCTCTCGCTCCGTGGATAACTTGTATGACAACAGGATCTTGTAGTATCAGAGTTTCTGGTGCTTCAGGGTCTATAGTCACTATGGCAAATATCTCCTCGCCAGTAACTAATTTAATTGTACTATAGAATTCGTCTTCCATTATTTACTCCTGAAGTTAATAGTTATCATATCATAGTTAAAATTTTCTTCTTTATAGATTTTAATTCTTTCGATGAGATGATTCAAAGTGTAGTTTCTACTTGATAGATAAGTGCAATCATCTGCTATATCATATAGGGTTGCACTAAATTTGTTATTAGATTTACGAAGCACTCTACCAATACTTTGTAAATTTCTTATTCTGGATTTAGATGGAGATGCAAAGATTACATTATGTAAGTTCTTAATGTTAATTCCAGTTGAGAAGGTGCCGTAAGAGGCAACGATGATAGCATCTTTTTCTTTCTCTGCAATTTCACGAACTTGTTCTCTGTCTTGAACATCCACCCCTCCGTGAATAAAGAAAACCTTTTGGGTTTCTTCCTTGTCACTATTTATCTTATCAAAAAGTATTTGTCCGTGGTTTTCCACCCTAGCAAAAAGGACTAAAGTATTTCCTTTTAAGTCTAATGCTAGATTTTTAATAAAATTATTCCTACGGTCATTACTAATCAAGTAGTCTATTTCATCTTGATAGTTAGAAAATTTTATCTCGTCATGTTTTAGTAAAAGAATCTTTGCCTGTAATTTTGCAAGATAACCTTTATCCATTAACTCATCGGTACGAACTACTTTATAAGAAGGACCGAACAAGCCTTCAAGAACCCATTTATGTGTTTGTGTACCACTCAGTGTACCAGTAAAACCAAATCTATATTTCGCTAAATGAAGTTTTGTCATGATTTGTGTCAAAGATTTTGCTTTGAATAGATGTGCCTCATCTCCTATTACAACTTCAAATCTTTCAAAGTACTTTCTTTCCAACTTATAGATAGATTGCCAGGTAGTAATAACAACTGGAGCACTTGGTTCTTTATCTCTTCCAGCATAAATTCTTTGACAATATGAATCAGCATCCCACCCATATTCCGAGAAGTCTTTATGCATCTGCTCTACCAGAGATGTCGTTGGAACAACTATCAGAATATTTTTCTTTCGTTCTGCAAAGTAACGAACTACTGAGTAAATCATCAAAGACTTGCCAGAGGCAGTGGGCGATATCACTAACCTTCTATTGTGTCTTAGAGCATCGTATACTCCCTCAACTTGGTATTTCCTTGGGCGATGATTTGAAATACGATTAATATATTCTTTAACACCTTCTTTTGATATTAGTTCATTCTCTTCATAAGGAGTACCAAAAAATTTACTATCTATAAATTCATAGTCATATCCATGTCTCTGACAAAACGAAACTAACTTATCTAACAATCCAACATATAACTCTCTAGTATGAGTTGAGAACAAACGAATCTTTCCATCCCAATATCGTTTCCGATACTGCTTCATGTATTGTGCTCCTTCTATGTCGAAAGAAAAATGATCCGACAGTTCTTGATACACATGTGGTTCAGACTGAATCTTTAGAAAGACTTCATTCTTTTTAGAAATAACAACCTTGCTCATGACTATCCAGACCTAAAGTTGTGCCAATCAATAATATTTTTTAACTGATAACTTCTGTTCCCTACCTGTTTAATTATATCCTCAAGATAGGTAAGCATTACATCGTAGTATTTAATTTTTAAAGTTGACTGCTGCACCTTCTCATCAGCATCCATATATCTTTTTAACGCATCTTTCTCTCTAACTTTATAAGGAAAAGGTTCGGCCTGATACACTTCAGGGTCGGATTTTCCTGAGTAATAGTTCCATCTTTCCAAACGAATCTTATTATCTACTGTTATAGATCTCTCTCTAAGTAACTTTATATTATTGTACAGGTCAAAATACTTTGCATGAAGAGATGGTATCTTTGCTGCCTCGTCATGTAAATTGTCTTGATCAATCTGTGCGTCTTTAGACCACATACTTTGTATAGTTTCAAGATTCATAAATTAGGTGTCAACTTCAATCGTATAGAACAGATACTTAAATGTTGCAGTAGCTGTAAAGTATGTATAATCGTTTTCGGTGGCAGTAAATTCTAGTGATGACAATGAGATTGGGAATAAATCTCTAAATTTTACACGGGTGCTTACATTAAAATTACTATTCAAAATTGATAATGTACCATCACTAAACTGTTCCTTAACATCTTTTTGACCATCTGATTGTGTAATCAACTCTTGGAACTCAGATATACTTTCTGGATAACCTAAACCATAGATCCAGTTATGGATTTCCAAATAATTTTCTAAGTTTTCATCTACAATAAAATCTAAAGTTAAATCTTCAAATTCTATGTTGTCACCAGGTAAATCAATCTTTTTTAGATAGTTACCAAGTTGGGGTGTAGGTAAATTTATACCAGGTATCTTTGCACTATTGGAAAAGAAATCAACCTTAGGCGTTTTAACTATATTAAATTTAAAACCAACAGGAGACAAATAATTTTTATTTGTAACTTGTTTAGCAAAAAATGACTGAGATAAAGGATTAGTTGCTTGCGTCATTATTTTAGACAGGTCTCCATATAGTATATTTAGATAAAAAAAGAGACCCCCTAAGGAGTCTCTTGAGAAATATATAAGCGTCTCGCTTACATAAGGTTCTTAACAACTGTTCTCTGATAGTAACGGTTGCTGTTAGATGTGATTCTACCGAGACCTTGAGCAGTTCCTTCAGCAAATGGGTTTGAAACAAGACCGTATCTTGTCTTAAATCCAATTTTAGGTTGGAAGGTTCCGTCGTTCACGGCTCTGACCATTTGTAGAGGTACATATGGGCAGTAGAATAATCCAGCGTCATAAGGAGATGTTCCCTTATAACCAACAACATAGTACTGGTTCTGAGCACTGTTTGCTGAGAATGGATCGATATACACTCTGTACTTACCGTTGATAGTACCAGCAAATGTATTACCAGTATCGTCAACCTGTAGGTTAGCGTTAAGAGCAGGAGTGTAATCAAG